GGAAAAAACGTTTCTGATCTTACGCTTGAAGATGCGGAAAGTTTTCTTACAGCCAAACGTCTGGAAGGAAGGTCTCCTGAAACTCACAATCACTATCGGTCTGCAATAAAGTTCTTATATAAAAAGGTGCTGAAGACTGTCTGGGATGATGACACTGTTCCAGCTATGAAAAGAGAGCGCAATCTTCCTGCTGTTCTGTCCCGCGATGAAATAAATGCAATCATTGATGCCACTCCGAATCTGAAACATAAAGCGATTATTGCAACTATGTATTCTTCTGGATTACGTGTATCGGAGGTCGTTCATCTCCATTATGATGACATTTCCCGTACCAACATGACAATTCATGTTCGTGAAACCAAAGGCAGAATTGACAGGTATACGATTCTGTCTCAAAAAAATTTAGACCTTCTCACTGAGTATTGGTACAAATGTGGTCGCCCTAAAGATATCCTTTTTCCAAGTTCCTGGACCGGTGGATATCTTGATATAACCGGTGTTAACCAGTTCTTTAAGAAAAGTGCTAAACTCGCCGGCATTACCCGTCATGTTTCCTCTCATGCGTGCCGTCATAGTTTTGCCAGCCACTTATTCGAAAGTGGCACAGATATAAAATATATCCAGTCACTTCTGGGACATGTTGATCCTCGCTCTACAGATGTTTACCTTCATGTGAGCAACAAGACACTTCTTGGTATCCGCAGCCCGTTCGACAACCCGGAAGGTGGTGAATCATGAGTAAGGATTGTACGATTCAGGATGTTTTTCATCGTTTTTATTCATCTTTTGAATCCACACATAGTATTTCTCCCGCTCAGCGAAAGGCCGCTTATCACATCATGAATTGCAAAACCGGCGCCTTTGGTGTGAATGTAAGCGTATGCGAGGACTGCGGCTGCATATCAGTCCACTATAACTCCTGCCGTGACAGATGCTGTCCTATGTGTCAGGAGTTTCCAAAAGAAAAGTGGGTAGATGCACGGCGTGAGGATATCTTAGATGCTCCTTATTTCCATGTGGTTTTTACAGTTCCGGAAGAACTTAATCCCATTATCTACAGCAACCAGAAATTCTTATACACTGCTCTTTATCATGCGGCTTCAGATACTCTCAGTGAACTTGCTGCTGATTGTAAATATCTTGGGACTGATATCGGCTATATCTGTATCCTCCATACATGGGGAAGTACCATGAATTTTCATCCTCATATCCATGCGATTGTTCTTGGTGGAGGGCTGGATGTGAAAAATCATTGGAAAGACAACGGGAAAGAGTTTTTTCTTCCGATTAAGGTGATCTCCAAAATATTTCGTGGAAAATATATGGCTGAACTTAAGCAGCTCTGGGAAAATGACAGGCTTGAATTTCATGGATCGGCTGCACCTTACAAAAACTACTATACTTTCAAGGAATTGTTAAATACCTGCTATGCAAAGGAATGGATTCCTTATTGCAAGAAACCATTTGACGGTGCCGAATCTGTCATCAGATACCTTGGAAAATACACCCACCGGATTGCTATCAGCAACTACCGTATCAAAGACATGACAGAATCTACAGTTACATTTTCTGCTAAAGATTACAAAAACCAAGGGCTTTGGAAAGAGATCACCATATCCGGCGAGGAATTTATCCGTCGATTTTTAATGCATGTTCCTCCAAAACGTTTTGTACGTATCAGGCACTATGGTCTTCTTTCATCCAGAAATAAGAAGAAAAAGATTACCCTATGCAGAAACATCCTTGGTTGCAAAAAATATATTTCCAAGCTGAAAGATATGGATGCACCTGCCATTATCCGTCTTCTTTATAATAAAGATATATGCAAGTGCTCTTCCTGTGGTGGTAAGATTATTCCTCTGCCTACAGAACAACATTTTATAAAACCAAAACCACATATGCTCTGTTAACGTATCATAACTGTATATTTTTTTAGCTTCCTTAGGGAGGCTTATTTCTGGTGTCATAATACAGGACTGAATTATAAATTCTATGTGTTTCTATGTGTACACGCTATCCTATTATAAATAGAGTGTCAGAATTAAAAGTCCATATAGAGTTGACGCGCTTTGTTCAACCAGAAAAAATCGAAATTGATGCAAACGAAAGGGCAGTTAATGAAAAGTCTCCATACTGCTTTTTCGTTTGCACCACCTTCGATTCTTTCCTTAACGATTTGGTAAACCATCTATACAATACCATACTTCATTGTCCATTACAATAATTGCATCGCTCCCGCTTATTCTCATCAATTCTGCAACTATTATATTGTGATATTATGCTTACTCTTAGGCTGTCTGTTCACTTTTCTTTGCGTGATACGCTTCACGTCTCATAGCCAGTGTTTTTTCATATCTTACTTTTGCAATAGGATCTCCGCTTAATGCATCGTCACGCATTTTTCTGTAGCTCTTCACTGTGGCTCTAACCTGATACTGTTTACGCTCTGCAAGCTGACTCTGTGCTTCCTGATCTCCGGCTTCCGCTCTGGCTCTCAAGGCTTCCATCTGCTCCTTTCTTCTTGCGGTATGCCGTCTGTTGTATTCTGCATTTCTCTCTTCCAAATATTTCGCATATTCAGGGTCATTTTCTGCTCTCTGCTTACGCTTTTCTGCTGATTTCCTTGAACGTTCTCTTGCAATAGCTCTACGCTCCTCAAGCTCTCTGACGGCTTCCTGATTGCCTTTTTCTGCCTGCTCCTTTAATTCTGCCAAAGCAATCTTTTTCTTCTTTGTAGCACGCTCCTGACGTTTCTTTTCCCTTTCCAATGCCAAGCGTTCTTTCTCTTCCATCTTCGCCCGATATTCAGGGTCAGACATTCTCAATTCTCGCATTTTTTCAGATCTCTTACGGTTGTTCTGTCTGCCTTTTTCAAGGATTGCTTTATATTCTGCCATAGCTTCAGGATCTCCAGCTTCTGCTTTTGCCTTGATCTCTGCACGCTTCTGATTTCTTTTCTGCGTAGATTTCTTAGAAGATTTTCTCTTTCTTTCAGCAATCTCTTCCGCTCTGCGTGCTTCCTCTGACTGCAAGGCTTCCACTTCATCCTCACTGAGTGGAAGAACAAAATTTCCAATGAAATTGAAATAAATATCCACTTGCTGAGTACGGTCTTTTGTTCTGCCACCCTCTGCTTCATGAATTACAACCTTTTCAATGAAATCATTAAGCATAGGTGTTGTCAGTTCCTCAAAATCTCGGTATTTCTTAACCAGTCGCACAAATTTATCAATCTGCACTGCCTTAGTGGATATACGTTCTGTAGCAGTTTCAAGTTCTGACATTCTCTGCTCTAGGTTGCTTTGTTCGGTGTCATATTCTGTCATAAGGCGGTTAAACTGTCTCTCCGGCAATCGCCCAAGTGTGAAATTCTCATACAGACCTTTTATCAGATCATCCAAATCCATCATACGACGTTTTGCTTCTAACAACTCTTTTTTATCATCTGTATTATCCTTTTCACACTGCAATTCATACTGTGCTTTCAACTGTTCTACAAACTCTTTTTCATCTTTAAGGACATACTGTGACACTCTCTTAGTTGCACTGCATAATCTTCCAGATACTTCTTGTCTAAATCAAAAGAGATTTTCCAAAAGAAAATATTGACTGCTACAAATACGGCAACCGCCATGATTGCATATATCAACACAAGCATCTGCATGTTTCCGGTCACGAAATTACATAGCTTTTTCACCGGCCTCACCTGCCTCACCGTTCACGAGTTCCTGCATCGCTTTGTTGCTCTCAAGCATTTTTTTCATTTTCTCAAGTGCCTCATCAACCATCATTGAAAAAGCCTCGAACGAGATCACCCTTGCAAGCCATGCGAACCGTGCAACGAACATATCATATACATATCGCAGCTTGATTTGACCTGTACCGCCTCCCATTTCCTTTTCTGCTTTTGTGACTGCATAAAGCAACCATTCTCTCACTTTGTTCAACTGCTTGTCTGACGGCATTTTCACGAAAACATATACTGCATATCCTCCCGCTGCCAATACCGCAATCAGACCCACAATCACGAACCAATTCTCGACGATGTATTTCATCCCTGTGCCTCCTCGTCATTCTGTTCCAGTTCATCATTGTGTTGTATTTCTCCGCTTGATTTTGTTCCCTTGACCGTTTTCACGGACTTAATGAGTGCCATTGCCCCGCCCTCAACTGAAAGAAATCTGAACACATTTTCAATCAGTGTTGACGGCTCTGACCCTATCCGCAAAAACACAAATATCATCACGACTGTAAAGATAAATGCTGCAAGAATCATTGTGAATACAACACGTTTCATGAACAGACCGGAAACCTTTTTGTCATGTTTCTCTTTTCGCTCTCTTATCCGGTACATTCTTTTCAGATGCCGGATTCTGATGCGACGCTCCTGTTCTGTCATTCTCATGTATTGCCTCTTTTCTGTGAGGTTGATTCTTGCCTGTTTCCTGCCCTCCTGTTATCGGTCGGAATGCTGTTCTCCGTCCAGTCTCTTGTGATAACTCTTGAGTGACTGTTCCACAATGACAACACGCTCTCTCAACTGTTTCATCTCCTCACGGTTCTCTCTTGATTCCCGTTTGATGTCCTTGATGTCGTCTGCGATGTTCTCAAGTTTCACAACCACCATTGTGTCATTTTCTGCTCGTCTCTCCGTTTCTTCCTGTGTGTCTTTTTTGTCGTTCCTCTGCTTTGAGCAGATTCCGAAAAAGATTGCGAATGCAACCGACACTCCGGAGATTAGCAAGGAAACCTCAATCGTCAACGGCGTTCTCCTTTCCGAACTCTGTCGCCTCGATGTCGTCGGTGTCGCAGTATCTCCGCATCCCATATTCAAGAGCATCCATCTCCCTGTCTGTCTCCTTTATGCTCTGCCGGAGTTCTGTCTTGACCGCCTCCTCGATTTTCGACTGTTCAATGATTGTTTGCTGCTTTTTCACGATTGAGGACAGATTCTCCGTCACATCGCACAACCGTGATATTATTTCAAGCGGACTCATTCTGCATCACCGCCGGAGTATTTCTCTCCTGTGATGTATTCATATTCCTCCGCTGAAATGCTGCCTCTCGCCACTCTCTCGGCGACCTGCTCCTTTGTGAGTGTTTTTTTGACTGTGTACATTCTTTTCAGACTTTCAACAAGTATTTTCATTAAATCAGACCCTCCTCGATCAACTGTGCGGTGTATTCGTCGATGACCGCATCTTTTTGAAACTGTGTCACGGATTCAACGATTCCGGCTGTGTTCTCCTCAACGACGGACTTCATGACTGCCATGTTCTCATATTCCTCGACTGTCATTTCCTTTTCGTCGTACTGCCATTCGGTCACGGTCTGCATCTTTCCGTCTGCTCCCTCAACCTCTTTCTCTACCTGCTCGATGTTCTTACGCAGATAAACCGTTGACGGAGACGATGTCCGGTCGATCTCCTCCGGACGTTCCGGCTGTGTTCCTGTCACCTTTTTCCAGTCTGTCATGTTTCTCATTCTCCTTTCTGCTATGCTTTGAAACTATCCTCTTGAGCTTCTTGACATTGATTTTCGGTTTGATGTACTCAACGTAATAGTTGTATGTGTCCGTGTGTTTGAACAATCCCATATATGACACCATCACCGATGCGTTATACCATGAGATTTTATCCTGCTTTGAGATGTGGTTTGCCTTACGTCTCGCAGCTTCGATGTTTGATTTCCGGATGGTTGTCCGGTCATGGTGAAATTGAAATCCCATAAAATCAAGCATACGTCCCTTTGTGATCTGCTTTCCGTCCTCGTCAAGCACTGGTTTCCCGTCTTTCATCACCGGATATTCAAATCTAAACACCTGCCAGTCACCTTTTATCTCAAGGTCAAGGTTGTCATTCAGATATGTCTCGATTGCTCTGTGCATTTTATGCAGCTTCTTTTTGCTCTTTCCCAGTATCACCATATCGTCCATGTATCGCATGTAATGCTCTGCATGGAGTTCCTCCTTGATGTAGTGGTCGAGTGCTTTCAAGTAAAAATTGCCGAACCATTGTGATGTGAAATATCCCAACGGAACGCCTTTTCGCATCTCCTCAATAATTGTTTTCAGTTCCTCGAACATCGCTCCTGCGATGCCGATTTCCCTCAAGACCTTCAACGCTCCGGAGATGTCGTCAAATGCTATGCACCCGACAAGCGTTTTCGTCTGCTCCGCATCAATCTCAACACCTGCATCCGTCAAAATCTTTGCGACGAGTGCGATCTTGTCATGTTCAATCAGTATGCAGAGTAATCTATAAAACCGTTTATCCCGAATTACTGCTTTGAGTTTCTCTTTGAGGATTCTCCGGTTTATGGATTCAAAGAAATGGTGTACATCCATCTTGAGAACAAAGAATTTTTTCCCGCCGTATGAATCAAGCCATTTTCTCATGTACTTTTTCCCGTAATGAACACCCCTGTCCGGTATGCTCCCGCAGGAAAACTCATACAATCCGTTCATCACAATCGGTTTGAACTGACCTATTGCACAATGATGAATGACCTGCTCATATTTATAATGCGGTTTCAAAATTCTCCGTGTTTTCTTGTTGCTGCTCTCGTTGATGATGCTCGGTTCGTGATAGTCCGGAATGAACAACTCCTCACTCAACATCTTTTTCAAGAGTTCCGTGTGTTTATCGAGGTTGTTCAATATCTCCTGCACATCATTCCTGTTCTTTTTCTTCTTTGATGCGTCTAAAAAGCATTGCTTTATGTAGTCGTCTTTCAACATTGGTTCATATAGGTTGTTGTAACTTCTCATATAGTATTTTCTTATCTCCTATCGGTTTTTGTGCTGATGCTTACTCAACCGACCCTATATCCGGAATGATTTTCGCCTTGTGGCGTG